CGAGGTGAAATCCGAGTCCTTGGTCTCTAATAAAATCCCAAACATCAATGGAACCTCGTTTGTAGTACGAGGGTCCTCGGTCGTTGGTGGTGTCGGCCATTTTTCTATAAGGTTTTTAATGCAATTGGATAAAACAAATGCCTGTTCTTGAAGAGCTACCATTACTGTTACGATGTCTTCTTTTCTTGTATCAGGCTTCGAGCACATGATCTCTAGCTGTCTCAGCTTGAGGTCTTGCTCCATTGTTAATTTTGTAATCGGCTTGGGGATTCCAGAGGATTGGTTCTTTTTTCTCATGGTCGTAATCGTCCGTGGTTAGTATTCGAGCAAGTTGAGCATTAACTAATGCATCTTTCTCAGTCATATCTTTCTCTTCAAAGGTTTCGACTACCGCTTTCCACGTATAACCTTTCTCTTCAAAGATCTTTTCTGCTTTTTTAATTCCTATTCCGGGGACGCCTGAGTATCCGTCTGTGTTATCTCCCGCCATTGTTTGTATGAGATGCCATCGAGCACCCTCTTCAGGTGTGATAGTTACTCTTTCTTTAAAGTCATATAGTTCTCCGGGAATCTGTCTCATATCTTTATCAGGTGATATTAATAAGTTCCCGGGATACTTAGTTGCGTAGATACCCATGGTATCGTCAGCTTCGAGTGTATCTTTTACTATTACTTTGTAATTTATTTTTAGGGCATTTATCACCCTTTTGAATCCACAGGGCTTTTTTCTCTGTCGATGACCCTTGTATTCGGGTAGAATTTTTTTCCTAAAATTATTAGGACTTGTAAAAAATAAGATCATTTCATCAAATGACCCAAATTCATCTTTAATTCTGCTTAACTCTCTTTCTACACATTTATATGCATCAGAAAAGTTTGAGGTAACTACTATTAAATCTTCACCAAAATCTATTTCTGTTTCTGTTGCTGCACAACATTTGTAGACAATGTAGTCACAATCTATTAATAATTTCATAAATTAATGTACGTCTGCCCATGTTTTGCCTTGCTTTGCCTCGGCTGCAATTGGACATCTTAAGTTGTAGTATTCTCCTGCCAATACTGCTGATTCTTCTAAATAGCTCATTAAAGTCTCAGCATATTCAGGAGCTGTTTCATATTGGAGCTCGTCATGCACGAATGCCAGTTGATGAGTGTGAGGATAGCTATTTACTGCATTTAGTTTTATACCGCAGTCAGCAATACACATCCATCGTTTGGCAATTACTCCAGCACTACATTGGAGGAGATAGTTTAGGGCTTTATGTGGGCTGTCAACTAGAACTCTTCTTCCGTCAATCGCTAAGAGCCACCCAGAAGTAGACTTAGCTGAAACCGCTGCCAATAAGTCAGCGAGACCTTCGATTGCAGAAACAAACGCTTCTCTAATTTCCTTTCCTTTCTTTTTAGCTTCATTGGGTTTGAGGGTGTTATCATAAGAGGTTCCAATTTTTTCGTTGCCTGCTCCATAAAGGAAGGCATATGTGACAGTCTTAACTTGTCGTCTAGTAATACCAATCTTGTCAGCATTTACTTGATGGATATCATCATTGAGAAGGATATCTGCATATCTACCACCGTCATACCTTCCAAGGTAGTGGGCAAGCATTCTCAACTCGATACCACTTAAATCTGCACCAACCATTACTCTCCCAGGACTAGCTGTGAATAGTTCTCTAAACTCAGGTGCTGCGGGGACTTGTGCTAAATTCGGCTTTCTATGAGCACATCTAAATGTGTTAGTAGATACCGAGCAATGGTGGTGTATTCGACTAGAGGTCGTAGATAGCTTGAGCCAAGCGTTTACGCCTTGCGAGATCATTCCTAGCTTCTTCTTTAGATCTAAAGCTTTCGCACATAAAGTCGAGAAGGGATTGTTCATCTCCTTCAAGGTGATCTCGTCTATAATTGCTTTCCCAGTTGTTGTAGTCTGGGTCAACGTTATGTTCAGACGGTTCGTCAGAATCCATGCTATGTGGTCTCGTGATGTTGGGTTAAATTCTATTAATTTTTGGGACTCGGCACCTTCAATGTATCCTTGGGATGCGTTATTTCGTTTAGGAGTGAACATCTTTCCTCCAACGAAAGGGAATTGTCCTCGAAGTATTTCAGCAGTTTTTTCCATCTCTCTTCTGAGATGTGACTCAAGTTGCTGAGCTTTTTGTTCATTAAATGTCCATCCATGTATTTCTTGTTCAGTAAGTATGTTTACGACATCGTGCTCTAACCTACACGAGTCATTAAGGGGCGGAAGTGCTCGCATAATTTAGTTGTTACTTGTACGTCTTGTACGCAATAATCTTGCATTTCTTGGCTCCACTCTGACCAATCAGTAGTCTTGCCAAATTCTCCTTTATATTCTCCTAATCTGTAGCCATAGGCTTCTAAACTATGCCTTCCATATAACTGTAATGGCATCCTTGCCCAAGACCTTACCTTATCTATCTCCATCATATTTGGGTGATATAAGCGAGATAAGACCAAAGTATCAATACAGTCAGCATTAGTATCAAACCAAGAATAAGCTTTCCGAAAAGCAGGTATGTCAAAACCCAAAATATTATGACCAACAATAATGTCAGCATTGGAAAGCCAATGTAAACCTTCCGTGATCGGTGGGCATTTACCACCTTGATCATTAAATACGAAGGTTTCCGTTTCCGTTGAATCGTAGATGGCAATGCAATGTATCTCAGAAAGGTCATGGAGTAATCCGTTAGTTTCGCAATCAAAGACGAGCATTTGTTTTTCCGACATAGGTTTTATCCTTAAACTTTGCTTTCTTTTTTGCTTGTTTACTAGGTGGATTAGGTTTATTTAGTTCCTCAGAAGTCTGTGTTGGAACTGAAAATTGTGTTCGTAGCTTCATTAAATTTACAGGTGGTTTTATCGTATTGCAGTTCAGCAGCTACACCTGTTTCACCTGAATATCTATTCTTTAAAACTCTTAAAGTAGATACATCATCATTAGATTGTTGATCTCTTTCAAGTGCTAAAACTGTATCGCTTAACTGCGAGATAGAAGCAGAACCACGAAGTTGTCCTATAGAAACTCGTTGACCGTCTTCGTGTGCCTTATCATTTTGGGCACGTCTTAAGTGAGAAACTAAAAATAATTTAATTCCTGTACGTTCAACTAAACTTCTTAAGTTAGTCATGGTTTGGTCTATCATTCTTCTCTCATCTCCATCTAATCCACTCAGCAATATGCTCAGATGGTCGAGGAAGATGACTTTTATATCTAAACCCAGAGCCATATATTCGATACGACTATAGATAATATCCGCAGATAAACTACCAAAATGGTCGTATAAATAAAGGTTCCAATTATTGATAGTGGAATCGTAAGCATCTTTTAGAGTGGTGTATTCATGTTCGCCAAGGTGTAGGGCTTTACCCACAGCTACTGACATAAGTCCTAAAGCTGTTCGCCTGTTAGATTCTTCTAATGCGATATAGCCCACTTTCTCACCTTTCTTAAGCAACTCTGTTGCGAATTGCCTAGTGAGTGTGCTTTTTCCCTGCCCAGTACCTGCCGTTATCGTAGTAAGCTCACCGTAACGTATTCCGTGAGTCATTGACTGTAATCCGGGAAATGGATACTCATGATTACAAGGTGGGCTAGGAGTAGTTACTTGTTCTAATAACGATCTACCATCAACGATGCCATCCGGCTGATACGGCTTCGCATCCCAGATAGCCCTGCAAATAGCGTTCGCATCATTGGCTTGTAACGCATCCGATGCATCCTTGTATTGTTCCAATCTGGCGATCTTAACTTTTCCCAGAGGGAGGATTGATGCCGCTTGTTCGACAGCTCTTCTTCCGGCATCGTCATTGTCGAAGAATAATACAACCTCCTCATATCCTTGTAATAAAGGTATTTGTTTTTGAAGATCTTTTTTGGCTGACGCTGCACCGTGAGGTAACGAGACCATCGGCCAGCCATCCATCGCTTCATAACAGCTCGCAGCATCTAGTTCACCCTCAGTAATAACAATACGTTTACCAGTACTAGGGAAGAGATGCTGACCGAATAAGGTATTAGTGGAAACTCCTTCATATTTAAATTGTTTTAATTTATCTTTGGTTTTAAATCCTTGTAGGCATCCAGAGTCATCGAAATAAGGGAAGCGTAAGTGTGCATCGTCTCTGTAGATTTTGTATTTCTCACAGGTTTTTTGGCTAATTCCTCGTTTTTGCAGCCTTTGGGCTGATCCTTTGAAGTTAACATTTGTTTGCATTTGATGAGTGTGTTGTTGTCCATCTCCAGCTGTATGTTTTTGACAACTAAAACAGTAAGTGTGCCCATCAGAATATGTAGCGAGTGCATCTGATGAGCCACAATCTGGACATGGTACGTGTTGTATAAATTCGCTTTCTGTCATGTAAGCCAGTCAATAGGTATGGCATGAAAAGCACACCATTTTATTCCATATCTTTTGCACCATTGTGCATAGGTAGTCTTTGATTTTTTACTGATCTTTTTATAAGGGTCTTGAAAGACCATTCTTAAATCTATCTGAGGATTATCGTGAATTACTTGTCGAACCTTCCTGCGGTCGTCCGGTCGCCAGAAACCTTTAGTTTCTAAGACTACCCCATTAGGAAGAACAAAGTCAGGTGTGTATTTATGAGCAATAGTATAAGAGAAACTTGTACCTTCATACTCATAACTAACACCTAATTCGCATAAAAGATCAGAGACTTTTTCCTCTAATCCTGATTTGAACATTAGAAGTCGTCATCTACTTCTACTTGCTCACTAGGAGTTACATTTGGGTCATCAGCTTTAAAGCCTTGTGTCTTCCCAAACAACTCAGCTACGCCACCTTCATCCAAATCTCCTGTATCCACTCCTGCACCGGATTGAATACTGACGATTTGTACGCCTGATAGCTTAAGGCTAGTGCCATAGGTAACGCCATCACGCAATATATAAGGCTTTTGATGAAAGCCAAGCTTAACTTTGGAACCTTCATATATTGGAGTATCTACATTTGTTATTGGTGTACCTTCTGTATCTACAACAGGTGGTCTTCTATCTTCAGCCCAAGAAAATTTAATAATATATTTTCCTTCAGCTACTTCTTCCCAAGGTTCTGGTCTAAGTGTTGACCTCTTTGGATTCTTCAGCTTTGACTCTGCCCATTTCAGACAGTCAGCTCTCTCTTCCTCAAGCTTATCAACTACATCACTATCAACTACTGCCTTAAGTGAGTAACCAAACTTGCTTGGCTTTAATATCGCCTGATAACCCTCAAGGGTTACAGGACTAGGTGTTACGTGTATGTTTTTCATTAACAGAAAAAATAAGTGGATTCAATTACCTCAGACGGTTGAAGGTCTCCGATAATCGGTGGTTCAGACTCAGCTCCAATAGCTTGGGCAAAGTCTCTTAAAAAATCATGCTCTGCAAAGAGGTGCATATAAATATCTCTCACTAACGTAGAAAGATCAGTCATATCAGTAGCTCGACATAAGACACTATCATGTATCAAACTTATGGGTGCATCAAATCTTGTTGCACTTAAATGTAAAAGAGAAGCATCAAGCGAATGTATTAAATTCGGAGCGGTTGCATTCTTATGATGTAATAAGTCAACACCTTTCTCCTGATCTGTACCTACTCTTAAATTCGTAGTACCGAATAGCTGTAACTCAACTCGTTTCCAATCTTGTTTCATAAGTTTTTGTGTAACTCTGAAACCTGAAGGAGTAACCCAAATTAATTGTTTAGCTCCTTCCTTAATGACTTTACTTACTTCACTTTCTATCCATCGCATCACTTTCATTGGTCCTGGAACTACAATTTCCATTGCATTTCTGACCGCTTGAACTATTTGTGTTAGTTCTTCTTTCTCAACCTCAATGTCTATATCTTTAAATGCATCTCTTATATACTGCCTATTGCTAAAAGGTTTAGCATTGTAGGGTATTGTCATCACACACCTTTTGGTTTTTTTCCTATCCCAGTAAGGGCGTAGTCTTTCAGGTATATGAGGACGACTTGTATCAGCTATAACTTGATATGCATCTTGAGGTTTGTCGCTTGGTATGACATTAACCAAGCAGGCTGTGGACTTATCCCTAGCTAACCCTGCTAAGATCTGTAGACCTGAGCAAGTAGCATCTGTTGCCACGGGTAACCCTGTTGTTGTCCTTGTTTTAGCTAAGACAACAGAGTAATATTCTTCGCAAGCAGCGACAAACTGAAATGGTTCATCGGCTGCTTCCCAATCTCCAATATTACCTAATGGGTTTGTAGCTACCCTTTTAATTAATTCAATATTTTCCCGTTTCAGAGGAAAAGCTAATCGCTCCTCCATAGTTGCTTTATCAAGACCATAAGTCGTAGCTACTTGAAAAGCTAACCACTTCATCCCATCCTCAGTTATCTCTGACTCCTCACTAAACCTCAGTAAACTTTTACCAAAGTCTGTATCTTGAGGGGTTAAGAAACTAGGTATAGGGTAGGCACGTCCACGGTAGTCGAAACTCCAAGGTATGTAGAAATCTTTACCTTCAAACTCTCTGACACAATTCATTGTCATCCTAGTTCGGCAAGATATTCTCCATTCATTAGCGTTCTTGTTATGACTTATAGCTTTTGCCTTCTTCCACTCCTTCCTCGCCTCTTTATTAGTATCTATATCAAAAGGTTTTGGAGGTGTTGGATGATTAATAACAGGACGAAACTTTCCTACTTCAATTTCTCTCTCTTCTAACTCCTTAGCTAAATTAACTATGAAAGGATTTAGACAGTAGCGAACTTTTTGTATTTTGTTTAAAAACTCATAGGTAGTTTTCCCCTGTATAGGTAACGGTTCACCTCTTCTCACCATTTCATGGCAATTAGTTAGTTGATTTAAGTAGTAACCACCATCATTTGTATTAGTCCAATCTCTTGGTTCTATATACATTGGTTTTGCTAATGGACTAAATAATTCAGATAGTCTTACAATCTCTTCTTTGTGTTTGTTAAATACATCCGTAGTGATTACATAAATTTGAGATTTTCTTCCTAATTTCTGTTCAACGTTAGTAAACCAACCTGATGAGTGTGCTAGACATTCAAGCATAAAGCCGCCGAGCTGTACTTTCCTAACATTGTTCCAAGGCTTCCAAGGAATGATGTCATGCTTATTCATTATGGTTTGCATGGACTTACGTTTATACTCAGTTCCTTTTGCTTGATGCCAATAATTTTCTTTTAATGTTTTAAATAAAGCAGGACAACTCTTCTCGTAGTAGTGCATCTGACACTCAGCTTCGATTGCTGTAGCTATAGACTCTACGACCTTAATGACAAGCTGATTCTTTTTAACTGGTGAAAATACTTTATCGAATGTAAGTTTGGCAGTAATAACAGCTTGTGCCTCTGTATCAAGAGCTAATAGATAAGGCATTAAAGCTATTGTGCTACCTGCTCCATATTTTTTTATAGTCTCGATTCTATCTTTCTTTCTCTCATCGATGTAACCCACAAATGCAGGTAACAATGTCGCAATAGAGGCAGAACCATAAACAGTTGCGGAGGCGTATTCTTTTTTCTCTAAGTGAAGTGTGTCCTTCCTTAATTTATCTAATCCGCCCTTTATTTGATTACGTTCTAATGTCTCCTGCTGTTCAATTTCAGCACGTAAAGGCATATGTTAGATCACGCTAGATTATGTTGTAGATATTTATCCTTTAGTGGATAGGTTATATAATAAGAAAGCGACTGGCTTTTAACCAATCGCTATAGGTATGTATTCTTAGGTGAATAGATTATCTGTTTGGTTTTTAAGTCCGGCGTGTCTACCAATTCCACCACACTCCCAAGGGAACTGAGCCAAAATTAGTATAACAACACGCTTAACAATTACCATAAAATCCGTTAAAACACTTAAAAATCGAAACCTTTGGACGAGCTAGAACTCATCAATTAATACGCTAGATTATTGATCGCTTCACGTTTACCTTCATCAGTCGCTTTACCATAGATGAGTGTGGTGACTATGTTTTTATGTCCCATTAAATCCATGACTTGTCGAGGTTTAGAACCACTAGCAAAGTGCCATGTTCCAAATGAATGTCTTAGTGAATGAAAACAATAACCTTCTTCTGATCTGAGACTAACTCTTGAATTGTTAATCACATTCTTGAAGGCACGTAGTAGTACGTCTTTATCGGGACTACCATTTTTATTCTTCCAGTCATTTCCAAATACTAAAGAATTAGGATGTGCATCCGTAGTTCTATTAACTAGCATATGTTCTAATTCTGGATGAATTGGAATCGCACGATACGTACCATTCTTGGTAGTATCTGTAGGTTTAGTTCCTACGTGTACGTTGTTGGTGATAAAATCTACATTCTTAACTTGTAGTTTAAGGATCTCTCCTTGTCTCATACCAGTTAATGCAGCAAACAAAACAATGTCAGATAAATCTTCACGTTGCCATGTCTCTTCTGCTTCCTTGCAGATTAATTTAACTTGATCTTTAGTGAACCATTTCCTCATAGTCTCTGCTTCCCTACGTCTTTGAAAACGTGGAACATCAAGCTTAATGAGTTGCTCATCTACACAGAATTTAAGAACTGTTGATACAGCTGATATGAATCTGTTAATAGTGGCATTGGTTCTACCTTGAGTTTCAAGTTCTACACATAACCTCGTCATAAGAGGTGGTGTGATACGAGTTACAGGAAATGAATCTCCCTGGAAATCGGTAAAGTAACCTGAGTAAGTAATGGCTGACTTACGTCCTCCACCGTTACGCCAAGTGTCCTTGTATTTGAGAGTGTAGTGCAAGCACTCACCCCATGTTGGTTGCTTCGCCATAAAGGATGTCTTTAATAGTTTGTACTAAGCGTTTACCTTTTGGGGTCAACCGAAGAAGTAACCTCCGTTTATTATTGGGGTCACGACTCTTACTAATTAACCCCAGTCCGTTACGTTCTAAAATTCGATGTTTATCAGATAACCAATCAGTATTCCTACTACCACTAGCAGTAGAAAATTCCAAAGCACGTTCCAAGTCTAATTTCGTACAGTCATCATGAGATGCAATATATAAAAAAGCTGCAAGCGTTTGGCATGGTAGTTCATTATCAAGCTTTCTGAATCTGTCTATTACTTGAGCCAGCTTCATCATCTGATAATCCGTCACCACCCTGCTTGGGTCTGAGTTCGTCATCGGTTTGTTTAGCTGATGGACATTGATATTCTATCAAAAAATTGCCTATGTGGATAGAAAAGTCACAATATTTGTCTGGTTCGACTCCTAAATAAAAAGAGCCTATAGATAAAAGCTGCATAAAGGCTCCTAGAAAAGTGTACTTTGCTGAGTATATACCCCTAATAAGGGTTTGTAATCGAAATGCTTAGCTAAAAGCATGTACATATGATACCCATTATTTAAAAACGGTTATCGTTACTGAAGTGTCCTCAGCTAGTTGTTGCTGCATAATGTTAAGCAACTCATCCTTATGTGGATGTTTCTGTATATCTCTTAACAATTCTGCTTGTCTTATGTTAAATGTTTTCTGGTTCATTAAATTCAGGGGGTAATTGAGCTGGTTTTAAGTAGTACATTCCGTCCATAGTGCAGATATACATCTCTTTGTTTTCTTTGATTGCTCTGTTCATACGATTTTTAGTTCCCGTCTCGGTGTTGTAATAAAACTCCTCGATCTTTCCTTTATCGTCCTTAGTTCTTACAAGAGAAAACACAGAATCTGGTAGCACGTATCCATATATCTTCCAGTCTTCTAACTGTTCATATGGCATGGACATGAAAAACTCATCCGGTGTGTCCTTGATTGCCCGCCAGTTATTGGGAAAGTATTTCTTTTTCATGGAAATTCCACCTTTTTAACGTCTAAAAGTGAGTATTTGTGTGATTTGGCGAAGTCCAATGCTTCATACGCAGCATCTTCGTCACAATCCGCTTTAATAAAATGGTGACTTCTGTATATGTCGTCCTCTTTCAGACGATATATAACTTGGTAAGTGTTCATGGCAAGCCTGATGAGTGTGTAAATAATTACCTGTCCTTCTTTAAGGGGGGTTTACTGACTGTCAGGTGGTAGTCTTGGGTTTTATATCTGTCCTTGCCTCCTTGCTGCTAAGTCTGGAAGTTCTGGCTCACGTTTAAATGAGCTGACTATTATGTCCATACGTAGGGCTTTATCCTTTATCTCCCTTAATTCCTTGAGTACATCTTGAAAAGATGAGGAGTGGTTCAGGTCAGGATTGGAAGCCCATGCGATTGAGTAGCATTCAGCTACGAATTGTGTTTGGTTCATTTTGTCATTTGCCAGTAAAGCCCCGCTCATTGCGTGGGCAATTGGACGTGGACGGAATCGAACCGTCCTTATATCGCCATGCGTCCTTGTGTTATTGCGTCCTTGAACTACTGCGTCCTTGAATAAGGGAGGGAGGTCGGTCGCCGCTCGCAAGATGAGTGTGCAATGATGAGTGTGCGTTTATGAGTGTGGAAAAATATAAAATAAGGGCATAAGTTACGCCCTTAAGTTATACTTTAGTGGACAAGATAAACTTAAAGTTTACATTTAGCAATTAGAGAATCTAATTCATACTCTTCAAGCTTTGCCTGGCAATAAATCTCAACTATCGCCCAAACACAATGATTTTTAAATTGGATTGTATCAACAATTGAGGGGAGATTTGCTATCTCTTGAAACCAATCATCACCATAAATGTCGGATAGTTCTTGTTCTATTTCCTCCTCGTACTCGTTGAAAAATTCACGAGTTTCGCGATAGTAAATAAAATCAGATACACCACCTTCGCAGCCGTGATTGGCTACATCCTTGATCTCCTCGATGTCGTCAAATCTTTCATCGAGTGCCACAGTTAATCTTGATTTTTGCATGATGGAAATAAGACTTCTCTCATTGAGAAGTAAGAGAGACAGGACGAGTTGAACGCCCTTAAAAACCCAGTCTCTGTTTATCCCTTAGTGGATAAATTTATAAGCCTAAGAGGCTGGTAATGCTGCGACTAGGTTGCGTTCATAACCAAATCCAGTAAGACCTAGTGAGTGTGTTTTCTTTGAATTGTCCTTACTATCTTTTTTTAGTTGATTAGCAAAGAAACCAAGCGACACGCTGCGATCAGCCATAAGCTTAATGATTGAGCGTCTTGATACGTTCTTATAGGTGTACTCTCTGCCGTTGTTATATCTAACAACTGCGACCTTAGTTAAAGGATTTACGGCGATAAGATCACAGGCTGTGCTGGTTCTGTCGTTTACGTAATACATGAAAATTGACCTATAAAGTGGATTAAGTCCTTGGTAGGACAGAGGTATAGACGGACTCGAACCGCCTGACTGCCCATGTAGTAGTACCACATCGCAGTTATACCGTTGGATCTCATGATCTGTACTTATTCCCACTCTGTCCCTGATTACGGTCTCTCTCGTCTTATCAGGTCTTTAACTTATTAAAGTTAAGGTGTTATGTTTCCTCGACTAATCGAGCTACTTAAACCCAGTTAATGATTCAATGATCAAAAGCTTGTTGTTATGTCTTCGAGGTGTTGCCTCTGAATCCATTATAGCCCTTAATATCCCTTAGTGAACAGTTTAATAGTGTAGCATTTGATACGAACAGTACCACTCAGTAGTCATAGCAGTTGATCTGAGAATAGTTAAGAGATTGTTAATAAGTGTTGTGTTGTTGGTATGACTGGTGTCTTGTATTGTTACATAATGTTACGCAACAGATCGCATGAGATTGAAGCGAGTGACCAGCCCGAAGGCGGGCGGCGAGCCTCGGTCAATTGCTGCCGCGAACCCGCATTAATTCGAGAAAACATGCCAAGAACCCAGTCATAGCAGGGCTTGAGGTTGGATTATATATCTAACGCGGGGAAATCCTTACCCCCCACGGGGGTTTTTGCGACCATCCTACATCGATAATAGACTTCAGAAATTTATGTCAAAATCCTGCTTGAATTGAACCAACCCTTTATCTGTAAGTACATGAGTGGACATATCATCAAACACTTTGGGCGGTAATGTGCATATATGTGCTCCAGCTGCGAAACATTTGGCAGCAGACGAAGCAGAGCGGAGGCTTGCTGCCAATATCTTCGTTTGTGAGCGTTGAATCATGAATACTTTGGCAATATCCCGGATAAGTCCGATACCATCGTGCCCATTGTCATCTAATCGACCAACAAACGGCGATACATAAGTCGCATTAGCGATTGAACAGAGTATTGCCTGGCTAACGCTGAATACCAAAGTCATATTGACTCTTATATCCTTATTAGTTAAGTATTTACAAGCTTTCAGTCCATCAGGAGTAGTTGGTAACTTAATAGTTGCTCTTTCTCCATACTTATTAGCTGCATCTAGTCCATTACTTATCAATTCATCAAAATACTCACCTCTTACTTCAATACTTAAGTCTTTAATACCTAAACCAATGATTTCTTTATAAACATCATCAGGTTTACGCCCAGACTTCGCTATCAAGGTAGGGTTAGTAGTAACACCACTTAAGAGACCTGTATGTCTTCTATCAATTTGTTCTACTTCTGCTGTATCTAAGAATATTTTCACTTGAATAACCCCACACGTGTGAACAGGTATAGGCTTAAAACAGTCCAAAATATAATCTCTAGTCCAACATTATTCATCTATGTCTCCAATACTAAAAGACCCATCCTCATGTGCTTTCACAACAGCTTTGTAGACTTCAGGCGGATGGTTTACCATGTAGTCTTTTATTGCATCGTCAACAGCTTTCTTTGACTTATAGTTTATATACTTCTCTTCCCAACCAATCAAGTAACCTAATATCAGCCAGTTGAGTGGTTTCCAAGGAGTCTTTAGACTCTTGTATAACTTTCTGAAAGTTTCTAGTTTAAGTTTAGGCATATATAGTGTTATTAATAGAACTCTCTACTCCGAACCCTTAAGGGAAGTGGAGAGTGGTGTTTTAAAGGAATATCATTCACGGATATTTATTAAAAGGGAGCCGAAGCTCCCCTACAAGGGTCCACCCTTCCCCTGTATAGGTAACGGTTCAGGTCTAAGTCCAGTTAGGGACTGACTTCCCGTTAGAGTTACCTCTAGCTTGTTGTCTTTGGTTAACATCCATTCCCAGCACTAGGTGATTAGCACTTGACTGTGGGTCGTCTAAGAAGCCTTCTAGGATGTCGTTCCACTCTTCTCGTTTACGTAGATTGATCTGTTCCTGTGCTGAGATACTTAGAGCATCTGTAAAGTATTTAACGCCTTGAGCAAGACAGTCTAATCTGTCGTCATGCTTAACAGCGAACTTCATACGGCACATTCTGCTCATTTGGTAGAAGAGCATGTAGAGAAGTCTGCTTTCAGGTGGACTGTCTTTGTTCGAGTTGTAATCCCACTCAATAACCCCACGGTCAACAACAAGACGATGCTGGTTAAGAATAGGTTCAAGTGAGTCAATGATTCGGTCTTCTTTCCTAACATTCGCTCGAACTTCATCAATAAAAATGTTCTGCTTTGTTTGTTGAAGGTGTTTTTTAAAAAGTTCACTTACGATTCCATCTCCAAAGTTTGTTTCGACAACCAATGACGTAACGTTGTACTTCTTACATCCCTTAAGGATGTCGAGCAAGGTATTGTCGCTATACCCGTCTCTGTATGCACGCATTTCATGCAAATAGATGAACCCGTTTTTTTGGGATAGATAAGCAGCAGCAGTTTCGTCTGTTCCTCGCCCAGATGGGTCAACGCTGCATATGGTTTCTTGGTAGTCAGTCCACTCCCCTTGCAGTTGCATAGGTGAATAGAAATAATCTCCGGGTAGCCCAACTGTTGGTAAGTCTTTAAGGACATTTCTGGGATCGGAGCACCATATGACATTATCGGGTGCTTCAGTAGGATTAACGCTGGTAACAACAAGGTCAGCACATTTAAGAGGAAACTTCTCAGCGTCAGAAAGGCTTGTGTCAAGCATAAACTGAAGCATAAAGTTACTTCTTCCCATGGACGATTCTCTTTGTTTAAGATCTTCGTCATCAAATCTGTCAGGGTCTGTAGAAGACCAAACTTCTGCACCATTATCTATATCTTCCTGTAGTTGTGGAGCTATTAATCCTTCGTACGGTGTATTGTCTTTTGGGAATCTTGCCGGCCAAACAAATGGTCTATAATTCCGCTCTGCCAACTTACGATAAACAGTAAAAGTAGTCTGAGGAGTCCCGAGATACATAATACGGCTATCGTCTTTCGGCGTAAGGATTGA